TAAATGCCCAACCATAGGCAACCATCATTAATCTTGGTACTGCTCTCCAATTAGAAAGCAATTCTGGTATTTCTACTTCTATAAAGTGCCATAGTTGTTTGATTACATATTTGAAACCACTCCAACCGCCACTTAAAAATTTGTTAATATTCCACATAAATTCCTCTATTTGTTCTTTCTTCGTTGTTCTTCTCGTTTTTTGTTTTCTTCCTTAATATGATTTACCAATAGGGACACATAAACATCTCGTTCCCACGGTATCATACGCTCAATATTCTCTAACGAATATTTATGATGTTGCATAAGAGCAAAATTTGTTTCAAAGTATGCCTCCAGGCTATTATGGGAAAGGCCTATTGAAAAAAATCTCTAATACCCTTTAACTCAATAGTATTTTTGACTTTGGTTTTAGGATTCTCTAGTTCAACACTATGCCGTAATTGTGGCATTGTTTCAAAAAAAGTTTTAATCTTTGCAAAAGATTTTTGTGGTAAACTTTCTAAAAAATTTCTCAATTCTTCTTTTGTACTATCTTTAGCAGGATATATTTTTTCACCCTCATAGATATTATCAATACTTCCTGTCATTATATCAAACATTGTATCAATATCTGTGCTATCTATGTTAAAACCAGCCTTGGTTAATCCTAGCGTGGGATAGTTAAAAACTATTCCTAATTTTCTGTCTTCATCAATGACTATATTATTTGTATGTTCGTCATTAACTTGAACATTCACCTTTGTCAAATCTATTTCAACATCAACATATGTTTTCTTGTCATCTGGACATATCATCTTAAACTTCGCTATCTCTCCAACAGATTTTGCTCTTATCTGTAAAAAGATATACTCTATATCAAATATAGGCAGTTTCTCAACATCAATTAAATCAAAAGTACAAGCTTTTAAAATATCTCTAGTAGCAGAAAGTATTTCATTGTTTTTATTTGATTCCATAGCAACAAGTAAAATCTTTTCTTCTCTAACTAGAAAAGGTCTAAATTGTACAACCTTATCCGTAGATGGTAAAGTCAATTCATATCTTGGTGTTTCTACACTCGGTAATGTCATTATATTATACTCCTTTATTATATAATTATTATATATTTAGTGGTGGTATCTTAAATGGTGGGAAAACTCTTCCACCAGTTACTCTACCTAACGGTACTCGTCTTCTTAAATCGTTGAGTACATCCCTTCCTGCTCTTCTCAATTCAGGTGGCAATAATTTCAATATGCCTCCAAATGGTCCTTTTTTAACGGTTGGTTTACCAAAAGAAGGTGAACCTAATTCTATATTTCCTTGTTGATCTATAAAATAGTTTACCCAATATCTAAATGTAAATGTAACCGTAAATGTCTGTACACTATTTGCTTCTGCTGAATAATCTACAGCACTTATTGTTTTAGGAAATGCGTCTAGTAATTGTACGCCATAAGTTACATCATCACGCTCTTGTCTGCTAGCGAATTGTCCTAATTGAAATATGTTTAATGGGGTTACATAATCATTGTAAAAATTGTAATTAAAATTTGCTGTACTAAATGCTGCTTTTTGCCATAATTCAAAGTATGATCTTTCTCTCATAAATTTATCAGCATAAAATGTTGCTGATATATCACCTGATTTAAAATCGTAAGCAACTTTTCTAGCAGGACCGTTATGTTTAACTTCTTTGGTAATTATTTCTCTATCAGGCATTTGAATAGCAGAACAAAATGCTCTTACTCGTCTACCATCTGATATTTGAGTTGCCATATTATCTGTTTGAGTTGAAAATCCTAATTTTTCTTCAGGATCATTTGTAGGTTGAGCACCTAGTCCTGAATCTTGTCTACCAGAAGGTATACCTCTAGGTAATTGAAACTCAGCATAGTATCTAGCACTTCTAGCAAAACCTTCTGCCTCATTTACATATGATTGAAAACGACCTATTGTAGTTTCAGGATTACCACCCATTGTTCTTTTTAGTCTAGGATCCTTATACACATTGTCTAGTGACCTATCTCTAGGCATACCTATTCGTATGTCGTGCCCACCAATTCTTTTTCCGCCTCTTAATATCGCCATTAGTATGGACTGCCTTTCTTAAATTGTGCAACTGGTAAATATACTGACAACGCTGCCTTGTCATAATCAATTCTTAAAAAACTTGATCTCACGTGAGACCACAAATATTTCTTTATTGTATTTTTAATCAATGGTATTCCTTTTACTCTATCATAACTAACATCAAACCTATTTTGCCTTGTTATCTCTCTACCTCTTGTAGAAAATCTTTGTAGTCTTTCTAACAAAGTAAATCTAGCACCAGGTCTTAAATAATGAAAGTTAATCCCTGCAAATCCACCTGGTATTCTCTCAATAGGTAATACTAGAGGAAATGTATCATAATAAGGCAATGTCTTCTTATATTTAGGGTCATAAAAGAACATATTTAAACGACCAATACTTGGTCTACCAAGCAATCTACCTTGATTCATTAGTCTTCTCGCTGATACTTTATCTGCGATAGAAGTTACAGCGTTTCTGTACCAAGCAGCGCCTTTTCTTGCACCACCTTGTTTATCTACTAATGGATCTAATATACTAGGCATACGCTATATTTATGCTTGAAAAAGGGCACTTTAGTTACCTAAAGCGCCCTTAAAGTATGTACCAAGAGAGAGAGTATTACTCGTCCTCAGCTAATTTACTAAAGTATGACATTGTATCGTCATCATCACTAGCAGCTGGACTTTCATTCATACTTTTTGCTGAACCATTAGTTGTAGGCGGGAGGTCTGCAACAGCAACGGTTTCAGTTTTTCTAGCACCCGATAACACCCTATGAAGTTTCTCTTTGAGTTCCTCATAAGTTTTAAAATTATCAGCCGCTAAAAACGGTTTTAAAGCGTGTTGACTTGACCAAGTCTTTTTGATCTCCTCATCATTACCAGCAAGTGCTGATACGCTTTCAAATTCAGATTTGTCATAGTTCCAATAACCATCAACTTTTCTGATTTTTAATTTAAAGTTTGCACCTTTCCAAAAGTCAAAAGGATTAATAGCAGCCTCGTCTTCAAAAGCAGGTTGCATTGCTTCAGTAATCTTATCAAATATCTTTTTACCAAATTTGTATAAGAACACTTTACCTTCGTTCTCTGGATGTTTAGGGTCAGATACCACTAGAATATTTGAGTAGTAAGATAACTTTCTTTTTCTCTTTCTAGCAATTTCTTTATCACTATCAACACCTGTATTCCAAAGTCTTGTGTTTTCTTCAGACACAGGATCTTTTTGATTTAATGTTGTTAATGAGTTTTCAATATACCAACCACCTGGTCCTTGGAAAGCGTGAGACCATACTCTTTGCCAAGGCAAGTCTTCGCCTGACACAGCAGGTAAAAATCTGATAACGGCATAACCGTTTCCAGTTTTATCTAACTCTGGTTTCCAAAATCTGTCGTCTTGGTATTTGTTTTTGTTTGATTGATCCTCTGGTGTGAGGTTCTTTTCAAGTGCCTTTGTAAGTTTATCAAAGTTACTTGATGATGATTTTAATGTTTCAAAATCCATAATTATATTCTCCTTATTAATTATATTCGTTGTATTTGTATATTCCTGTTTAATCGGAATGTATTATTATTTAGTATTGTTTTCCTTCCACTTATCATAATCTTTTCGCCATTCACTAGCAGATTTACAAGGATTAGGTAATGACTTCTCAATCATATATTTTCTAACCTTTGCTGATGTGGTATCAACCCAATTTAAAATAGTATATATTATTCCGTCTAACATAATTTCATTATAACATTATTTGAGCATATTGTCAAGCGTGGTATAGTCAATATATTTAATATTCTTCTCTTTAGACCAGGCTTCAGGTATTGTACTAATTGGGTCAGAACCATCGCCTCCGTTTGGATTTACCTTGTAGAAAGTGATGTTTCCGTTCTCTCTAATAAGTTCTAACCATTGATTAATCCAATTGACACTAGGTGTCTTGTGTGCCTCTTTTAAACCATAATGTTTGGTGTCTTTGTATAGGTTGTTTAGATTGTCATTAAAACTCTCCAAATCGTGTCCTAATAAAAATACTTCTTCAGGCTTATTATCGTGTACTGCAAACCAACCTGAAGTAGGACCTGCAGCCCAACCTCTATCTTTAGTATTGCCTTCATTGTTTATCATATGGTCGTTTACTGATCTGGCCTTATCATCACTTGTAACCCAACTGACATTGATAGATGTATGATTGACTTTCTTTTCTTCTCTAGTCTTATTCTTTTTTAATATCTCTACTACACCTGCTAAATTAGAACCGTGTAATACAAACTCTTTACGGTCACCTCTTTCATTAGAGTTAATTACATTTTCTTTTTTAATTAAATCGTAATCTTGGTCTGAATAGCTTTGTCCTGCATATAATAATTGTTCGTACATTTCTCCAGGCATTGTACTCCAATCTCTAAACACACATTTGTTATTTTGTGCATAACCAGAATTATATACTTCGTGCATTATACCCATATCAACTGCTGTGATAACATCTGGAGTAAAATCTCTATACAAGGCATTACACCCATATATTTTACCGTGTGGTCTTAATTTTTCTAAATCAAATCCTTTTCGACT